TATTCCAGAACCTACACCTATTGTTGTACCTGAGCCACGTGTTGTTAGACCTGAACCTGTGGCAATTCCTGATCCTCCAGCGCCTGCGCCTCAACCTGAGCCTCAACCAGAACCTCAGCCAGTTCCTGCTCCAGAACCAGAGCCTGCCCCTGAGCCTGCTCCTGAACCTGAACCTGTTGAAGATCCCAGCCCAGAGCCTGCGCCCGAGCCTGATCCCATTCCTGAACCTGAGCCACTGCCAGACCCAATACCTGAACCTGCTCCTGAGCCAGAACCCGAAGTCGCTCCTGAGCCTGTTCCAGAGCCTGAATTAATTCCTGAGCCTGCACCTGAACCTCCTGTTGTAGAAGAACTTGCGCCAGAAATAGCGCCAGAGCCTCCTATGATAGCAGATGAAAACGCAACAGAGGAAGAGAAGGCTGTAGTTGCGGAAGCAATTATTGAAGCAGCAGGTGGAGAACCAGTAACCGCTGCAGCGATTGCAGATGCTGGACTTACATACGCTGACCTACCTCCAGAGACTCCTGTTGAGGTGCGTACAGATGATGAAGGTAACGAAGTAGTTATCACAGCAGAGGTAGCAGCAGCACTCTTAGTGCTCGAAAGCCCTGCAGAACTAATTAACGCAATCTTCACAGATCCTGCTCAAGCCTTGCTTGCCATTGGCAGCATTGGTGCAGATATGTCTGATGAAGAACGAAAAGAATCAGAACAGACAATTGTTGCAGCAGTTATCGCTGGACAGGCTGCAGTATCAGCAGCAGCAGGTGCAGCAGGAGCATATAGGAGAAAACCATGAAGATATTAAAAGATATGGTTGAACAACTCTGGACACTACTAGGCATGTTTATTGCCTGGGTAGTCCTTGATGGTTCAGCCAAGCAAGTTGTAGGCGTTGCTATCTTTGCAACTCTATTCGCGTGGGCAGTTACTTACCCACTTAGAAACCCAAAGGACGAATAATGGATACATTGAAGAATGTAATGATGAGGATCTTTGCTGTGATTGCAGCAGAGTCTCTCGGTGTTATCGGTGCTGGCTCTCTAGTCGGTATTGAAGTATGGCAGGCAGCAACTCTCGCTGGTGCGCTAGGCGCAGCACGAGTACTTGAAGCCCTTGCCCGTTTCTACCTAGCAGACGGCAGCCTAACATCAGAAGAAATTAACGCAGCCTTTGCTAAGGTTGATAAGAAAGCGAGCGAATAATGGGACAACGCATGGACTTCATCGCCACTGCTCGTGGTGAAATGGGCTACATTGAAGGCCCAAAGGACAACGAGACCAAGTATGGAGCCTTTACTAAGGCTAACTTCCTGCCTTGGTGTGGCTCGTTTGTCAACTGGTGTGCTAACGAAGTAGGGCTAAAGATCCCTAACTGCGTATCAACAGTTGTTGGCGCTCAGGCATTTATGAAGAAGAAGCAATGGGAAGATGCAAGCGATACGGCTCAGCCACTTCCAGGAGAAATCGCCTTCTTTGATTTCCCAGGAGATAATGTCAATCGCATCTCACATATTGGAATTGTCGTTAAAGATAACGGCGATGGAACAGTTACCTGCATCGAAGGCAATACTGCCCCAGATAAGAAGGGCGACCAGCGCAACGGCGGTCAGGTCTGCCTCAAGGTACGCGCCTTCAAGAAGAAGAATGGTTCTAAGTTACGCAAGTCACAAGCAGTAACAGTGGTTGGCTTCGGCAAGCCAGTGTTCAAGTCCTAAGGAGAAACAATGAATAAAGATAAACTCATCGCAGTAGCAACAACCTACGCACGTGCAGCAGTGCCATCAGTGGTGGCCTTATATGCAGCAGGTGTGACAGATCCTAAGACATTGGCTTACGCTTTTGCCTCTGCCTTTATAGCACCACTCTGGAAGGCTTTAGACCCTAAGGCCAAGGAATTTGGGCGCGGAAGCAAGGCCTAAACAGCCCGTTTAAGCACCCTAACAGCCCCGTAGAGACAAGGAACCCCCTACCTAAGTAGAAATACTCAGGATAGGGGGCTTTTTTGTCTTTTACCCACCCGTAGAGTAAAAGCCAGTTCCCTTAAAGACCACCGCAGGCGCTGAATAGACTCGGGTAGAGGCTAGTCCACACTTGGGGCAATCAATCTCTGTCTCGCGCTCGCGGTAGGAGCGGATGGTTTCGAACGTGTGTTCGCATTGGTTACACTTGTACTCGTAAGTAGGCATGGCTATCTCCCTGGCGGGAAGCAGTAGCAATCCCAACATTGATATTCATCGCCGTCTACGATAGTAAAAGCATCTTCTTCGCTATTAATTACTTTGTCGCACAACTGACATTTCTCGTATTCAACCATTGAGTGAGGCTCCCAACATGATAGACATTGTTCACAGTAACTGGTCTCGTCACAGACCTCACAGGTAGTGTGATCTGTCCAAGTATCGCATAATTCGCAGGGCATTTTCATGTCATGTCCTTAGGGTAGGATGTTAGATGAATAAACCCGCAGATATTGCAGGTGTATGGATGTTGCTTCAACCACTTATGTTTCTTTAAGAAAGTCTTAGCATGGGATTTGCATGCCCAGCGTCTTTTGCTGGAGCACACATCGGGTGATGTTTTTAATTTAGTCGTCATGCGAATACGATAACACAGGTGTATAGTCCGATGTGCGGTGAAAGCCGTGGGGCGGAAACTTCAAATGAAGGATGACGGCAACGTCTGAATCCACTCCCCTGAACCACCAAATTTTTTTGGGGGGTAGGGGGGCGTTTCTTAAAATCAGGACTCAGGCATGGTTTAAGAAACCCGTGTCGTCGGGTCTCCCCCTAGTCCGGGGTGTGTTACCCTATACCCATGAACTCATTACCTGAACACATCTCTTACTCGTCCCTATCTACTTATCAAGAGTGCGGTTGGAAGTATTATCTAACCAAGGTCGAGAAACACTCCGAAGGTCACGCCGTCTGGTTTACAGGTGGCTCTGCCGTACATAAGGCTACCGAAGTCTATGACTTAGAAGGTGGCGATCTAGAAACTATCTGGAACAATGTCTGGTTCCAACAGGTTAAAGAAGATGAAGAAGCCAATGGCGATATGAGCGAGTGGCAGTTTGCCAAGCGTGAGGATATGTCGTGGTGGTATGGCGAAGGCATCTGGATGCTAGAGCGTTGGATTAAGTTCCGTAACTCTGGCTGGTCTGTATATAAAGATTTTGTCGAAAAGGAATACGAGATCCCTATCGAGGATACCGTAGTCAAGATGGCTATTGACCGTGTAATGGTTGACTTCGAGGGCAAGTTAGTCCTGCTTGATATCAAGACAGGTGCTTCTAGTCAGCGACACCCACTACAATTAGCCGTCTACGCTTGGGCTTTGAAGAAGCACGGCGTAGTAGTAGATCGTGCTGGCTTCTGGGATGCGCGTACAGGACACGTAACTCAGTGGAGCCTAGATAACTTACATGAAGATCGTATTGAAGATATACTCAATACCTTCGACAAGGCGCGCAAGGAAACTATTTTCTTGCCTAACCTTAATAACTGTGGCAGATGTGGTGTAATATCCCACTGCAAGTTTTTAACCACACAGAGATAAAGGAGAAAGACATGACTGGTAACTTCCAAGTCAGCAGTAAACTACCCGATGGACGCATCTTCGTGGTAGCCTCAGAGACCTTTGCTGGTTTCTGTGAAGCACTAGAGAGTGCTGTCGGTATCGAGGAGTCGCAAGACCTCTTGAAGGAGATGGCATCATCACTCGTCGGAGCGCCTACCAATGGTGTTCAGGCAGTACAGAATATCCGAGAAGGACTTGGAGCAAGCATCATCCATACCGCACATCCAGTGACGGGTGGAGCGAGTAACACTGGTGCGCCAACTTCACGTTCTTGCTCTCACGGTCTGATGTCCAAGCGCACTGGCGCTGGGGCTAAGCGGCCATGGAAGGCATTTATGTGTCCTTCACCTAAGGGAACTCCAGATCAGTGCGAGCCTGTATGGGTTCGTCGCAACGATCCAGAATGGACTTCTTTTTAAGTGGGAGCAGCCCTTACAGGGCTATTCGTAGCACTAGCAATCATATTCGTATTGGAGATGCATAGACGATGAGAACTCTAGCCCGAGCAGTAGGCAGTGTTGATATTGGTGGCGAACCTTTGCCGTCAGTGTTCCGCACTTTTGATGCAAACAAGGTCGTTATTCGGAGATCTGAAATATCAATGATCGCAGGAACTCCTGGCGCAGGTAAATCTACGCTGGCACTTGCGATTGCATTACGGGCTAAAGTTCCAACGCTGTACATCTCAGCCGACACAAACGCTCACACAATGGCTATGCGTCTGCTATCAATGATAATCAACAAGCCTCAAAGCGAAGCAGAGATGCTTTTAGTTGACGATGTTGAGAACTCACGAAAGATCATCAATAATTCCTCAGGGCATATCTTCTGGTCGTTTGAGTCAGCGCCAACGCTGTCTGATCTTGACCAAGAGGTAGAAGCATTTGAGGAGTTGTGGGGCTGTGCGCCTACTCTCATCGT